GTGGCCACCAACTTCTACGCTTAAGTCCATAACACTAAAGTCCCGAGCGGGTCAAATGTATATCTCAGTGATTCGACGATCGCTGACATACCTTTGGTAAACTCGAATAGTGGTATTTTAAACGCTTTTGATAGCAATGTCTTAACATTGTCTATCTGGCCACGGAACATACCATACTGGTTGGCATCAAGAACCTCCTGTCCTCGGTTAGTCCCGTTGATTTTTTCTATCATGACAGTGAAACGACTCATGATTGTCGTTGCAAATATTGATTTCTTCACACTACTGTATACTTGCAGACAGTAGTGTTCTAAACCGTGCACGTTAGTAACCTGTACGGCGTACGCATAAGCTCCTGGTAAAGGCTGACCCATGTCAGCAGCCAACTTACCTCCTGGATCAAAAGACCTCCTGTCAGGTACACGTTCTATCCTATGACTCAATGATAATTCTGATATTTCCTCTGATATACCACCAAGGCTAACGTGGGTGTTGATAATTATGTTAATACTCCCAGCTGGCAGATTCCACAGTGTCGTTAGCCATGAACACTGTGCTTTCTCTAAGACATCCATAACATACTGATTACCCCTACGCTCCAATATTTCTTTTTTTCTGACACATAGAGACCTCACTACAGCAATGATATCATTAGGCACTATAGATTCTGTTGGCCCGTGGACGTAAGTGGAGACAGCTCTAGCTAGATACTGTCCCCCTTTCTTTTGCTTATGGTCTACACGCAAAAACTCCGCTATCGCACCTAAAAAACATTTCTGTGGTTGAAATCTGATATTCAAGGATGCAGCATTACGCATTAATACCTGTACTTGGTATAGATTGGTGACTGCCGCTAACACGTCGTCGCCGTTATGTAAAGTAGGCACCAACTGATCCTGCAAACAGGCATCAATATATATTTTATTCAATACTGTGTTTATAAAGGTAGTCATACGCCATCCAGATAATAGGGTTCCTTTTGCTTTGTACTTCCCCCCTAATTTGTCTAAGACAGTAACGTCATCCAGCGCTGCGATCTGCCAATTGATAGCAGCTACTTGGTCGATGTCGAGGTACGGACAGAATACATCACGGTAGGCAAGCAAGACCATCTGCATAGTGAGAGTTGAATGTTGAGAGTTGAAATCTTCAAAGTCAAAACAAAATGGTACTCCATTCTTAATCACGTTCTGTACAGATGAAGCAACGTTCTCCGTAGTTGCACTCTTACCTATAGGAAATATGTTGCTGAGTAAATTCTCACAGTCACCAAAGCCATATTGGCTCAGTACAAAACAGGTGTTATCGACGCCATATATAGCTCGTTGCTTTCCCCATTCATATTTCGTCATAGCCTTAGCTTGCACTTCGGGATTACGACTAAGGAAGTGGTCTATCGGGTAGTGGGGCATCCTACTCATCGCAAAGATCTTATTACGCAGGGTACTGTCTGCAGCCTTAAACTCGTCATCTTCTTGGTACTGACTGAAAAATGTCCCTGCGGGGGCCCACTTCCATCTCATCTTCCAATGATTGTCCCACTTTTTCTTAGTAGGTTTATGACCATTACGTAACAGTCGAGAAAACAGTTCACCACATTTCCTGTAAACGACGTCATCAGAAATATTACATACGTTGGGCTTAATACGGTGGTCCTTCTCTGCCGCCCAGTCTACCGTTCCCAATCCCCTATTAACTAACACTTCGAACTCGAAACAAGGAGTCAAGTCAATCTGGAGACAGTTTTGTAGAGCTTTTAGTCGTAATGTGACATTAGACTTGACATAACTAGCGAATGAAAGAACATCAATATATGGTTTGTACCATACTTTACTTTTCTTGATGAAATTGTAGACCTCTTGAGGCATATTAAGAACCCAGACTACTAAGCCAGAGAAAAAGGCCTCTGTGAAGTCCGGGTGATTTATCAGCCTGCTGATGAAGTATTCGAGAAATTGTATTTTAGGTAATACGTAATTCTCATCAAGAGCATTAAGTTCATTAACTGTCACGTGTCTCAAATGTTTAGCTGACACTTTAGTGTGATTCAAAGGAATGTGTTTTCGCAGGATAGCGATTATTGTACTGGGTCTCAGATTTTCAAGATGTGTGTATTGATGATTTGTCATAAACACCTCGTTGAGGATGTCGGCATCGTTAACGGGCCCATAGGGAAATAGTGTCGGCCCATATTGGATCCTAGATATGTACCTCAAGTCAGCACCCCGTAATGAATGAAAATGAGTTTTTGAATGAATGTAATATGCAGTGATGTCCAGTAAAGAGAAATACTGTGCCGCCAGCGGTATTGCAAAAGTTTTAAGTTTCTTCCATAAAGTACCATCACCAGTATGACCTTTACGCAAGTCTAATAGTATATAATCAGCCTGATCAAAGGCACATGATGCAAGTGAATTAGTTCCAGACTTCTTCAGGCATCGGGGTATATGTTCTAGCTCTGCTAGTCGCCGTCTGCCTGGGGTGGTAGTTCGTCGTTTGGTTGCTCCATCTGGTCGACACCATTCTGAAATGGGGCAGCTGGTGTATCGTTTCTCAACGGCATCCCAACGATCATCGTGTCCACGTGAAAACCCGCCAACGCTAAATCGTACCGGGCAGTTAGCCTCGCCAGTGTGTTAGCGACGATATCTGCAGCTGTAGTGTAGTATTTCGGTAAGTTAGGCATGAGGTCCTCCCTGACGACGACCTCAGCCAGCCACTCGGGTTCCGATAGTACCTCAAATCTAATCACGCTCCAAGTAAACACTTGTTCCTGGTATAACCTGTGGCTAAAATCGGAGCCCCAGCATTTATCTCTACGTTCTACACCAACAAATCGATAGTTCTCCGGTCTTCTCAATTTACATGGGGTCGTAGGTGGCATGGCTACACTAACGTTATTGGCAGCATAAATCCTATGTGATCCTAGGTTCAGTGGGTGCTTATATCGGACGTTATGACCTTGCCATCTAGCCACAACCCCATAGGCCCAGAGATCACCGTAGTTCATCGTACGATAAGTGTGGCCATCGTCAAATTCGTTAATCATTGGGTTGATCTTGAAAGTAGCATGGTAAGGTGTGCCGTCCAATAGACTGCCGGCCCTGCCACACAACATAGCTACACATCCTGGTGCTACCATTGAGTTAAACAGGACGTCTTCACCACGTTCGGCGTAGCCGTACTCTTCAAGGTGATCAATCTGGACATGGCCAATAGGCACATGTTTCGTCTTATGCCCATCAATACCGCCCTTGATGAATGTGTAACAATGTTGATAGGAACACAACGGTACTTCTTGTCCTAATATGGCACTTACTAGGATATTTGCGCGGGTGGCGACGTCAAGTTCATCTCGGATATTGAGGCGCATGTTTTTTAACAATTCACGAACGTTTTTTGCATTCATGATCATCATATATTCGCCCCAATACCAAGCAGTATTGTATAGTAGTGAATCAACGACACAACCATCGTTTGAGTTGACTATACCATCGTATTCACGGACAGCCTCAACAGATGTACAGACGGCATCTCCTAACAGTAAACACGGGATAGAAGCACGTTTTAGCCCGAGAGAAGGTAGCCGACACACCCTGTGTATATGAGTCCACCAATGAGCTTCTACCGTCTCAGTGGATGGTTGACAGTACCATGGGCGGAGCAATTTAGCGGCATTAAGTGCGTCTTCATGCCATCTATGGGTCGTACATAGTTTGTGTAACAAA